GACTGTTTCACACGCATTTGAGTGTCGTGTGTTGAGGGATGTGCCCGAGCCACCTCCCGGTGCATTAAAGGGTTTCTCGGAATTTGTCGCCAAATTCCTTGAGGAACATGTGCCGGCTGCCGACCCCTACACGTTTGAAGAATGGTTGGCCTTGACGTCATACAATGAAGATCGGAAGAAACAGTTGCGCGCTTCGTATGATTATTGTCATGGCCAGCCTCCTACCAAACATCAAGCACGTCATGTGGATTCTTTCGTGAAGTCTGAAAGTTATCCTTGCTGGAAACCAGCACGTATCATCAATTCACGGTGTGATGCTTTTAAAGTCTTCTCTGGACCACGCTTCAAGGCGGTTGAAGACGTTGTTTATGCTCTACCCGAGTTTATTAAACACACACCTGTGCCTGATCGTCCCATGCTTATTCGTCAACTTAAGCAGGCGGGCCGTCGGTACTATCAAACGGACTTTACTGCATTTGAATCCCACTTCACGCCCGAGGTCATGGAAGCCTGTGAACTTCAACTCTATCGTCATGTGCTTCGTAATGATAAACACGTTGACTTCATGTGCAGTGTCATCTCTGGTAAGAACTGCATGCGTACCCGCACTGGCACCTTTGTTTCTGTTCAAGGTCGTCGGATGTCTGGGGATATGTGTACCTCATTGGGCAATGGTTTTACCAATCTAATGTTGGCGAAGTACATTGTGTCACTCAAGCATGGCACTCTAACCGGATTTGTTGAAGGCGACGATGGCTTGTTTTCTACTGATGTCACATTGACACCGTCGGACTACGCCAACTTGGGTTTCTCAATTAAGATCGAGGAGGTTGATGATCCTTGTGAAGCTTCATTCTGCGGCATGGTATTTTCTGAGTCTGGCCAGATTATTCGAGACCCTCGTCGTTTTTTTGAAGGGTTTGGTTGGACAACGAGTTTTATAAATGCTGGTGGCCGAATTATGGATGAGCTTCTCCGTGCAAAAGCATTATCAACATGTTATGAAACTCCACAATGTCCTGTGGTTGGTGCCTTGGCACGTTATGCATTAAAGAAAACTTCTCATGTGCATCCTCGATTTGTTGCGGACGGTTATCATGTCTTACCTGATATCGTCAATGTTCCTGCCTTTTCTCCATCTCTGGACACCCGTTTGTTATTTGAGCGGGAGTATGGTGTTTCATTGTCAGCCCAGATTGCAATGGAGAAGGCAATTGGCCGTGGCGACATGGAGGCGGTTTCTTTTTACCTGCCCCCATCGGCTGATATTTTCGACTACGCGTCAAAATACCTTATAGTCACGTAGTCGACAAATGATCAACATGCTTCGTATTTTGGTTGAT